TAAAGTTTCTCATACCAAGATAAATGAGTTTCCCACCAACCAGGTTGAACAAGTATATCATCACTCATCAGGATAGTTAAATCATGACTTGTCTGTTCCATAGCATACTGAAAGCATCCTTGCATATTACCCCAACTAGGTCGTCTACCTAACTTAACTGGAAAGTCTTTACAAACTATTTGAAGGTCTTCCCAAGCTCTAGTAGAAGATGGATCTTCAAAAACATAAACAGGAAATGGAGGCCAACCAGCTTTCCTAAGACTTCTAAGTAAATATCCTACTCGTGTAGGACCATTATATGTCTGAATTGACAGAGCTACATCCATACTTAGTTAACCTCCATTTTTGAGTTAAGAAAGTTGTAAAACAAGTTGGACATTCAATCTGTAAAGGGCCAAGCTTTTGATAAACCTGGCCACATTTACAAGTTACATTGTTAAATATTTCGCTATCTAACTTATGCGCTTTGTGCTCCAACTATTGTTCCTCCTGACGCAAAATCAGTTTCTTCAGTATTAGCAGTATCACTTATCCTTAGTATTCCAGAAGTATCTACCCATATAAACCAGGCAACCCCAGCTGTGTCATATAGACATAGCTGGGAAGGCCTAGCACCTGCCGGCTTGCTAAAGGAAGTAACACCATCACCTACTTTTAAAGTAGACATACTATACCTCCCTTAGTTAAGCTCCTTGACTTCCAAATACACCCTTCCAATCTGAAACACCAGATACAAATCTCTGATAACCTTTAAACTTACCATCACCAGTGTCAAAATCATCAGATTCTTTAAATGTAGGTTTCTCTCTCCAAAAGAAGTTAAGTCCATGAACTCCTTTATCCGCAATAAGAAACCAAGAATCAGAGTCAGTTAAATAATGGCTAACCATAAAACTAAGATCTTCATCCATTAAAGGATTTATCTCATTGTTAGCAGTATATGGTTTAGCACTTGAATTAAGTATTTCCCTGGCTATCCATTTTGTCTGATAAGGAATTATTAGTCGTTTTGGCTGACAAACAAGAGAAATCCCACGTTCATCAGTCCATCCCTCAAACAAGTCAATAGCAGCCTGAAGACTTGATACTGAAAGATCTGCATCAGTTGAAGACCTATTAGCCTGAGTCCCACCACCAAGCCTTACATGAGCCACATTACAGAGACTGTAACCATCAAAAGTATTAGCAGCTGCAAGAGTTGATGCAGTTGCAGAAGCTGCAAAAGCATTATTCAATATAGCATGTGCATGAACTTCCTGAGCATTTCTTGCTGACTTAGCAAGCTGACTAGACATCTTCTTACCAAGCATACCATAAAGGTCATCCTCATAAGCTTCATGAGTTATCCTAAAACCAAGACCCCAACTTAGATGAGTATATCTCTTAGTATTACCTGAGATTGGGTCGTCATAAATAATAGACTGCCCCTCCGCCTTCTCAGGCATACTTCCAAGTCCAGCCATCTGATAATCATCTTCATACTTCCTTTTAGATGACTCAATATTAAAAATAGCTTCGTACTCAAGTGGTCTTTCCTTAAGTTCATCAAAATAAATCTTCCTTAATCCTGGTGCAAGTAAACTTGCAAAAGCACTACGTGTAGTAGTCATTCTTTATATCACCTCCTCCCTTATGAAGTAGAAAAGAGCTGTGAATACTGTCTCATAAACTGGAAAAGAACTCTTCCACCAGTATCTCCAGCAGCATCTTTCTCACTAAGTCCAAGAATAGTTACTCTTGGTGTCGTTCCCGAGTTAGATACATAAACTCGACTATTAGTAGTATCTCTATCTAGTATCTTCCTTAAGCCCACAATACTTACAGCTGTAGCAGTTCCTGCCTGAGCATCATCTGAATAGTTAGCCTCAAAAATAGTATCATCATTAGCTATCCAAACAAGTATTTGAGTATTAGTAGTTCCTGAAGCATTTTCAGCAGCTACACCAAGAATTTGACCAGGAGTATCTCCACTAATTTCAGTTACTTTTCCTCCAACTAAGTATACAATCTCTCCACGTACAAATGTCTGGCTTGCAGCCTCAGGATACGGAACTAACTGTGGAGAATTCCCACTAATAGTCTTTGCAGCCATCATAGGTTTCATACTAATTGTTGCCATTATTTAATCACCTCCTTCCTATTTATTAGATATTTCCTCATAAGTAGAAACACCCAGTTTTCTTCCTTCCTCATGAAAATTCTCTTGTACAGAACGCTCTAATCGTTTAGCTCTTTCTCTGTTCTTCTGAGATTTCTCTTGAAATTGCTCATTAGACATTTCTGCAAGAATTAAATCCCCATTCTTATGAGTTCCATTTTGAAAAATTCCACCCTTAACTTCAGCGTCTTTACAAACTTCCCATCCTTCAATAGCCTTTCTATCTACGTTCATTGTCTTTGAATTTATCCACCGATACTTCTTTCCCTCTTTACCTTTAACCTCAAGCCCGTCAAGGTCTCTCATAGACATTTCACCTTTTCCAACGAGAGCTTTCCTTTTTACATTCTCCAAAATCTCTTTAGCTTCTTTCTCACTTATTTCCATTTTATATAATCCTCCTCTGTTATCCCCATATTAAGTGCAGCCCTTTTTTCATCTTCTGTTAAGTTAACTTTTCCTCCAACTGATAGAATTCCTGTTGGTGGAGGAAGTTCAGCAGGTGCTGATGAAACTTGCTTAGTTAACTTTTCAAAGTTCTTTCCTTTTGCATAATTATAAGCTATATCCCAAGACTGAGGATTAGCCCGAAGATGCTGAGGAACATTAGTCATAAACTCATCAACATCCTTCTTTAGCATATCATAATTGTCACGACTAACTATAGAGTTTCTTCCTTTATCCTCCTTATCTTGGTAAATTGAATTAACTACTGGAGCTATAGCCATTTGAACAAGTTTGGACACTGTTCCAATTGGATCTTGATAAAAGTTAACTCTAAGTTCCTCAAGTGTTTCTTGTTCAGTAGGTTCTTGACTTGAAGGTTGAACAGGTTCAGGTATCTGAGGAAGAGTTGGTTGTTGAAGCATACCAATTACTTCACTTAAACTTTTTCCTCTAAGTTCTTCAGGAATTTGATCTCCATCCAACTTAGTTTCAAGACCAATAACAGGTGTAGAAACTGGTGGAGGTTCAATAACAGGAGGCTCTATAACTGGAGGTGGCTCAACTATAGGTGGTTCATCAACTCCACCACAAATTGGCCAGAAGCCCCATTCTTCAAATACTTGCTTTGCAAAAGTTTTATTCATACTACCTCCTAAAGTTAATAATGTTTAGCGTTTTCAGTTTCTTCACCAAATCTCAAGTTATCAATTACATGGAAAGCAGCAAGTAGACCTGCACGTCTACCTTTAAGTTCAATAAACTCCTCCCATGAACTCAGACTCCATACTTGCCTTTCCATTGCCCGAAGCTGCTCCTTCCATTCCTCCCTGCATACCTGCCATGCCTGGTTGTCCGCCAGGGCTCTCCATTCCTCCTCCATTTCCGCCATTGTTTATTCCTCCATTCATAGGACCAAAAGTATTAAGTAAAGATGGGATTAGTTCCTTAATATCCCGTACATTAAAGTTATCACCTATTTGCTCCATAAACTTAGTAGCCGCAGCTGAAACTTTCAATGCAAAAGCCTGTGCCATAGGTGGAACTTCAGGATTAGCTACCATCATTGCAAGTTCAATCATACTCATATAGAAGTCTTTAAAGAGACCAAATAGTTGAATTAACTGTTGCCTCTCTACTTCCTTTGAGGAACCTTCACTTCCAGCTGTTATGTCAAGAACGATCCTTCCTCTAATTCCACCAGCTAAGACTTGGGTAACTATCTGTCCTTCCTGTCCAAGACAGTTAATTACTTTCTCTGGAGAAGCAAACTGTCTATGAAGTTCTAAATAATCCATACCAAGTTCAGCAAGTTCAATCTTGATATAGTTAATTAAGAACTCAAGACGTTTATTTCCTTCTTGGATTAATGCAAGAGTAGTTGTAGCTGTTTCTCTTCTTGGAGCTTTCCCCATAGCTACATCTGATAAACCTGCACGTTTCTCAATTAAGGACATAAGTATCATTTCTGCTTGAACACTTGATTGATAAATTTCACCAAGCTGTTCACCAATCAGGTCCTTCTCTGGGTCGTCCATTACTAGGACACGCCCAGGCCAAATTTTCATACCAGGTTTAATTCCAGTTGCTCCACTTTTAGCTTTAAAAAATCGAGTATTTGCTAAAGTTGCATTATCAGTTCTCTGTCTATGAAGTGTAGTTAATTCTTCTTGCAAGTCACCTAGGTACTCACATAGGCCCATAGCCCATACAGAATTTTCCCTTGGAAAGAGTTTAAAATGTCTATATGGCCTATGTCCATACTCATTCATCCAAGCTCCATGAATCTTACAATCAGGATAAGAAACAGCTACATGTATCTCTTCATCCATATCATCACCATTCACATCCCAACCCATCCAGATATCATAAAGAGTCCACATGTCACCAGGCTTAGAAGACATAGTAGTTAATTTTTCCTGTTCATCATCAAGTTGAGAATTAGGTGTAGATTCAGGCTCCTTATCTTTAAGACTATTAATATCATAAAGAAGACCTTGTCTTTCAAGCTTTTTAAGGTCACTAAAGGTATAAGTATTTTGATCTCCTACCCACTGAGCTGTATGGATATTTAGACAGTTAGAAGGAAAAAGAATATTTTGAATAGGTATATGTCGGTACTTACCTCCTGGTTGAGCTGTAAAGTCACTAGCTAAAGTCCATGTGAGTTTACCAAAACCATTACCAAATTTGAGAGTTGAAAGAATAGTTGGAATCATAGTTTGGAAAAGTTTAAGTTCATGCCTATTTGCCCATTCAAGAAGTTGACCTATTTGTTTAGTTGCTTGGTCAACAGTTTCATTAAGACTTCTGACAGAGAAGAAAGGTTCTGTTTTCCAAACATCCATAACTCTTGCTAAAAGTGCGTCTATAATAGACCCTGTAACAGGTACTACTACATTACAATTTCCAACCCAACTACAGATATTGTTACGTCTTACATATATAGTATGCCAAGGTGTAGTAACACAAAATGCTTCATCATTATAGTCAAATATATTTTTCTCTAAATTTCTCACACTAGCTCTTTTACCTCTATTTATATTAACTGTATATCCTAAACTACGTCCTATACTTCTACCATCAATAAACTTTTCTTTAGGAAAAGAACTATGTATAGTTGCTCTTCTCCCTAATTTTTGTGATATCTCTTGTATATCATTTGCTAACCTATATGATACAGTATAATAACTATACTTATCCTCTCTATCTTCTTGTATGCATACATTTCCATCACCTAACATTAATCCTTCCCATAATCTACATATAGCTGGCATAGATAAATTTTTAAAAAGTTGTGGAATATGTTTAACTTTAGAAGTACCTAATGATAATAACATATTACGAAATACCATAGGAATTGTTTTTACTGATATACGATATCTAGTACCTCTAACTGAATACTTAAAACCTAAACTATCTAAAAGATTAACTAACCTATCAGCCTTTGGCCCAGGATTTTGTGCAATACCTATAGTACCACCATTTTCTATCCACCCTTCTGAAATATACCATCCTACAAACTCAGAAATATCTTCAGTATTTAATCCAAAAAGCTTTTCACAATATATACCTTCCCAATAATTACTTGTTAAAGGTATATAAAAATTAGTCATTTTTGGATCTAATTTACTAGCCTCTATAAAGGATCTATATCCATTATCTTTTTCAATATACATCTGATGGTCAAGTGACACACAAAGATCTAATGACTTACTTCTAAACTCAACCATCTTTTCATAATACTTCTTTTGAGTAGCTGTAATTGGCATCCATGCACACTCACCAGTATCAGGATTTTGGCTTAAAACTTCATCCTCAGTAGTTGCTTGGTAAATAGGAGTCCATCCTCTATAAAGTAAAATATCAGTATCCCAAGATAAGCAAGCCCCTTGCCAAGGAAAGGTCTTTTCACCTTCCTCCGACTTTCCTTCATATTGTTTCTCCCATTTAGCCCAATTTTTATCAAGGTTAGAACGGTCAGAAAGAACAGTTGAGATTTCTTCCTTTAGATAGAGGGAAAGTTCTTTCTTTTGTTCAGTTGATAAGTTTAATTTAAGCATTTACACCTCAAACTTCTTCTAAACAAGTCCCATGGAAACTGACCTTCTGTCCCATCTGGGTCAACCTTACGTCCAGGAGCTATATTAGAATGACCAGTAAAGAGAGATGGATTTATATTTGGATGTCTAACCATTATATCTTTTGAGAGCCAAAGAAGTGACATAAGTTGAAGGTCTGTAAATCCTCCCATTCTCCATCCAACTAATTCAATCCCAATAGAAAACTCGTTTACGTTATCTTGCCCATTCCAAGAACTTCTACCTGCGTGCCAAGCTTTCCATTCTTCAGGAACAAGTTGCCAAATATCCCCTAGTCTTGAGATTAAGTAATGAGCACTAACCTTAGAAGCTGGGTTCATTAACCAACTAAGAGAACTGTCAAAGTCTCCAGCTGTATAATGAAGGACTACTAAGTTAATTTCAGTATCTTTAGGACGCTGAGAACAATTAATAGACCACTTTTCAGGTTTCTTTATCTCAATCAATGTGTAGACTCCATTAAATCAATAACTTGATAGTGAATTTCTCCACAAGAGATACATCTAACTATATAAAAGAATAAGTCAATTTCAGGAACTAAGTTAAATCCATGACAATGACAACAAGGAATGTCAGAGATTGGGACGTAGATATTATAAGTTCCTGAAATTAAGTTCATTTCTTTCCTTTTTTTGACTTACCTGCTTTAGACATTGCTATAGCAATAGATTGTTTCTGAGACTTTCCATACTTCATTTCAGTCCTAATGTTTTCAGAAATTATTTTCTTTGAAGAACCCTTTTTCAAAGGCATTTGAGACTCCTTTTCTAAATCAGTTCCTGTTATTCCACCAGACATAATTATATACTTTTTATAAGAAAAATTAGTTTATTTTTATCTATCTTTAA